GACGCCCTTTGGAGATGCCGCGGTACCGCGACTCGAGTTCGGCAGCGCAGACACGCGAGCAGTTGGATTCTTCAATGATGTCGATCGCTGGTATCTCAGCAGCTTTATCGATAACCGACGTAAAGACGTTCACGACTTTTTGCGCGAGGAATATTTGGAGAAAGGCGCGGCGCTATTTGGCCGCGAGACGACCGAATCAGTCAACGACTTTCGACTTGCGGTCGGTGGCCGGTTGGCCAATCTCAATGATTACGGCGTCCGGACGATCATTACTTCGAGCGTGCAGCGCATTCGGAATTACGCGCACATCAACAGCTTGCGCCAGGCGCGCTACAAGTACGGAAAGATTACCGCGATTATCGATCAGCGGACCTCTGAGATTTGCCGCTATCTCGACGGAAAGTATATCCGCATTGGCGTGGCGGCTGCGACAGTGGATCGGCTCACTAAACTTGATCCAGGTGATTACGCCCTGGAAATGTATAAGTCGGAATTGGGAAAGGCTTACTCAAGCGATTCGGTTGACTACGTCAAGGACCGCATCGGTAGCGATGGCGTGATTGAGGACTCGTTAGTAGCGGAAGGCCGTGGCTTTCCACCATATCACCCGAATTGTCGCACGAGAGTTTTTGGGGTCGATAAGGAAGAAGTTGAAGGGCCGGCGACGGATTAGAAACGCGATGACACTAAAAGTCGGAAACAACATTGAAATCATCAGCCTATCGCCGGGCCGCGCGCGAGTGAATATGCGCGTGCCGTTTGGCGCCTCGCTCAGCCTGCGCGAACCCAGCGCGGAAGTATTGTCAGCGATGGCGAGCTTCGCAGCTGTTCCGCAGAAGCTGCAAGCCGGCAGTGACAGCGGAGTGAATCCGGGACTAACGCAGGGCGATGTTTTCCCTAATGAGCAGACTGATTACATCTATCCGAAATTCCGCGTCTTGAGCGCAACGTTGATTCCTGGTTACTTCATCGATTTCTCAAAACCGAACGTGCTGAAAGATTCGATGGCGCTGCTGGCAGAGCAAACCATCTATTGCGATCACGTTTACTGGCGCACGCGTGAATGGGTGGGCGTCGTTAATTCTGTTGTTTGGGATACGACACCCGATAAGGCCGGCGCGCCAGGCATTAATTCTGAGATGAAAGTTGACTGGCGAAAAGCGCCGGACATAGCCCGCGGATTATTGATGAAGCCGCCCGCTGTGCGCGCGGTCAGTGCAACAGTTGATTTCGATTGGGACGCTTCGCACCCGGATCTGCTTGAGAAGAGGATCTTCTGGCAATCGTTAGGCGAAGACGTTGACGGTGAAATTGTCAGGCTGATCGTAACGAAGATCACCGATTACTACGAAGTGTCGTTTGTTTTCAAGGGCGCGAATCCGGGATCGAACGGGATGCTGCCTGAAGATGAAGAAGGCGATGACACGGAAATGAGCGCGCGTCGATTGAGCGCAAAGAAAGACAATCCAACGGTGATCCCGTTGAAGCCAAAGGAGACTAAGAAGATGAAATTCAACGCTACGTTGATCGCCGCGCTCGCGGCTCTGGGTATCACAATTTCGGCGGATGAAGAGGTCGCTGAGGAACGCGTGCAGGCTGTCATGGCGGAACTGTCTAAACGAGTGACGGTCGCTGATGGGATCGTGGCTGCGGACCGCGCGGAAGTTTTGCGTCTGGCAACGATCGCTGAAGGTTCTGGCGATAGTGATGCGCGCAAGCTGCCGGACTCGCTTTCTTCAGTTATTCAGAATGCGGACGCTTCACAGTTGCCAGGCTTGAAGACGCTCTATGCCGAGAAGGCAGAAGCAAAATTCACGAAGCGTTGCCAGAAATGCGGCTCGACGGAAATTGCGAATCGTAGTTCGGTTGAAGATCCGAAGACGATGACGGCTGAAGCAGTCGCGCCGGCCGGTGGCGATTATCCGGGAATGTAACGCGCAGAGCGCGAAGGGCAAAGAAACCGAATATCGGGCACTTGGCGCTTAGCCCTTTGCCCTTGAAAACCAAGGAGAGAAATCATGGCTAATAAAATTCGAGCGATCAGCGAAGGTCTCAGCGTTCCCGCGGCTATCCACACGGCGAATCTTGCCAAGGGCACGTTCGTTAAAATTACTGCCGACGCGAAAGTTGATGCCGCCAATGCTGAAGATGATTTAGTTGTCGGTTTCGTGCGCAAGACTTCGCGCACGGCGGACGGCAGCGGAACCATCGAGACGCGCTTCGATCTACTCGTCGATCAGAAGTGCTCGGGCGCCATCGCTGCCGGCGATCGAGTTAAGAATGGAACTGCGAGTGGCGGGGTGCAGACTTTCAAAAAGTGGATCGCCGGTACTGACAATCCGCATTTGATCGTGGGCGTCTGCTGGATTGGCGCTGCCGATACAGCCACCGGAACATTTCTCGTTGAATAAACGATCGCGGAGTGTTTAGAAGCGGGCGTTGCCCGCCTAATTGACAGCGGCAACAGTTTGAAACGCGGGGCAATGCCCTCGCTCTAAACGGTACGAAGGAGAGAATCATGAGCTACAACCTCAAAAGCAAAATCAAATCAATGGTGGTTGCAATGGACGCCCTGCGGGGCGGCAGCCCTGACCAGTTAGCGACGGACGTGACGCTGAGTCAGCACCTCGCAAAAAACTACAAAGACGGGTCAGGTAATTCTTTGACCCTCGGTCATCTGTTTGCCGACGTGGGAATCGATCCTCGTTTGACGCCGGTGAAACAGCTGATGGCTGACGAGGATTTGAAGTGGCTCGTCTACGAGTTCGCACGCGCCGGCGTTCGCAACGGCATGGGCATTACCGCGCGCGAAGATCTCGCGGCTCTTCGTAAAGCAATTCGCTCTTTCGCGGTGACAGGTGAGCAGGGCGGCGGTCCGGCCTGGATTACGCCGCAGGTCTTCACCGATCCGGTGATGCGCGGGGCGATTCAAGCAGCGTTCTACAATGAACTGATCATTCGCGAAATCAGCGTCAATAACACAAAGGTGACGATGCCGCGGATCGAGATCAGCGATTCGGCGCTGGTGGACAGCGAAGAGGCAGCGACCATTGAAGAGGGTACGGTCGTTTACGACGACAAGGACGTGAAGATCACAAAGCTCGCCAAGGGGATCAAGGTTACTGACGAAGCTGTGATGTTCAATTCGATCGATTTCCTTTCGATTTATTTCGAGCAGCTGGGTCGCAAGTTCGCCGCGAAGTTGAACGGCAAAGCGGTGACTGTGCTCGTCAACGGAGAGCAGGCAGACCTCAGCGAAAACGCGGCGGTCATTGGCGTCTTCGACACCACGGAAAAAATGCAGTACCGGGATGTGCTCAATGCCTGGGTGCATCTGGGTTTGATTGGCCGTTCTGGCAGCACGCTGGTGGGCGACGTGGGAATGTCGATCGATTACCTCGATCTGCCGCCGGTCAAAAATCGAAATCAAATTGGCACGGCACTCTTGCCGACGAATCTGCGCACGCCGGTGCCTTCAGCCGCGGATCTGTTCCCCGCACCACAGTCTGCGCCTGATCAGCTGATCGTGGTCGATCCCAGCGTGACAATGGTCCAGTTGACCGCGCAGGCGCTGAAAGGTGAATCCGAGCGGTTCGCGTCAAAGGGTTTGTCCGGAACTTACTTCACCGTTTACACCGGCTTTGCGATCGTGCAGCGGGATGGCCGCATTGTCATCGATCAGACGCTGGACATCGCTACGCATGACTTCCCGGCATGGTTTGCGGCAAACGAAGGCGATTGAAGATAGCTAGGGGAAAAGAGCAAAGGGTTAAAAGCGCCGCCCCTTTGCTCTTACCGCTTGGCTATGGCGCGAGAGGGAGAGAACTAATGTCGAGCAAAAATTATCAGTTGAACGAAAAGCTTCAGGGTGAGGGCACCACCTTTTTCGATCCGGAAACCAAGCTTAAGGTCGTGAGAAATCAGGTGGTTTCGATTGACGTGAATCAGCGCAAGGGCAAGTTGACACTGGCAGCAATCGACGCCGGCGGTTTGATCGAAACCAATCGTCAACCTTCGAAAAGTTTTGCCGGATCGAAAAGCGATGATTCGAGTGATCTGCCGCAAGATTTTCCGTCGCGTGATGCCTTGATCGCTGGCGGTTATGACAGCTTGGCGAAGGTCAAGGCCGCTTCTGATGACGAGCTGCACGCCGTCAAAGGCATCGGCAACGCATCGCTCGAGAAAATCCGCGCTGCGGTGCAGTAGGAAATTTTCCAGGGCTTTCACGATAAGGAGTTTGATGATGAAGAAACATTTTCTTTCAGTGTTCGCGTGGCTGGTGGTGATTGCGCTTTCGATCGTGATCCCTTTGACTCACGCCAACACTAATCCAACCGGTACGCCTGAGTGGTCGCTTGAGCGCGCGGGTTCAAAGGTGCGCATTGACGCGGCGGGGGCTATCCGCGTCGAGCCGCGTTCAGGTCAATCCGCGATCTTCAAGAGTGGTTCGACGGTCAACTTTACCGGCGCCACGATTCTCGGTCTTACCGGAACCAGCGCTATCACTCAATCGCTCACAAATGGTGATACGACTCACGCGCCGAGCGGCGATGCGGTCTTTGATGCTCTCGCTTTGAAGCAGAATGTTTTGACTAACCCTGTCGTTGCTGCTGGTTCCGGATATAAGGTTGCCACCGGTGTCGCGACGATTACGGG